CAACAGGTGACATAACAGCATACTATTCTTCTGATGAAAGATTAAAAGAAAATATTAAACCTATAGAAAACGCAACCGATAAAGTTAAAGCTATAGGAGGATATACTTTCGACTGGAAAGAAGGTATAGAAGAAGTTACTTCTAAGACTGGAAAGGACGTAGGTATTATTGCTCAAGAGCTAGAAAAAGTATTACCTGAACTAGTAAATACTAGAGAGAATGGGTATAAAGGAGTAGACTATCCTAAGTTAGTTGCTCTATTAGTAGAATCAAACAAACAATTAATATCAAGAGTAGAAGAATTAGAAAATAAATTATAATTTTTTATTCCTACTACGGTTAATATTTAACATAAACAAGACATATTTATAATAACACAATATAACTATTTAGAAAGATGAGAATAGACGCACCTAGAGTAAGAAAATTAACATTCCAAGCCGGAGCAGCAGCCACTGAATCAGCATTTACTGGTTCATTTACCGGTTCATTCATTGGTGCGATGACACCAGCTAACAACCTTTTCACCGGTACTACTGAAGGATTCACTGCATTACAGTCTAATATTTCTGCTTCATTTGCAGTTAGTAGTTCTGCACATTCACAAAGAACATCTATATCTGGAGCATTAGCAAGTACTATTGCAGGATTAGATGCCTCAGGATATGCTACCGATGCAGAACTTAGTACATTATCAGGATCTTCTCATACTGACAGAATAGCTAAAATAACAGTATTAAGTGGATCAGCACATACAGACAGAGTAGCCAAGATAGCAATATTAAGCGCTTCAGTCGATGCTCATTTAGATGCTAATATTACAGCACTATCTAGCTCAGTTGATACACACCTAGATGCTAACATTGCAGCATTAAGTGCTTCAGCTCATTCACAAAGAGTTTCTGAGGACACAGTATTATCAGGATCAGCTCATACTCAAAGAGTTGCTCTTAATACAGCACAGGGATCTGCTAATAGTACCTTATCTTCTTCTTTAGATACAAGAATAAAAGTTTCCGAAGGATTTAAAACTAACTTCGACACAGCTATTGGTTTAAGCTCAGATGATGTAACAATATTAGGTAACCTTACAATACAAGGAGATACTACAACGTTAAATACTGCTACACTAGATGTAGAAGATTTAAATATTACAGTTGCTAAAAATGCAGCATCTGCAGCATCAGCTAACGGAGCTGGACTTACAGTAGATGGAGCAAGCGCAACATTAACATATGCTTCCACTGGTGATAAATGGGCATTTAATAAAGATGTTGATTTAGGTTCAAACAACTTAATTACAGCAGGTAATGTAGACGGAAGAGATGTATCAGCAGACGGTACTAAATTAGACGGTATAGAGGCACTTGCGGATGTAACGGATACAACTAACGTAACTGCAGCAGGAGCTTTAATGGATTCAGAAGTAGATGCTGATATTAAAACTTTATCTCTACCAGCTAATACAACTATCTCAACATTTGGTAAAAGTTTAGTAGATGATGCAGATGCAGCAACAGCTAGAACAACTTTAGAGTTAGAAGAAGTTACAAATGAAAGCAAATTAACAATGTTTGCTTCACCAACATTTTCTGGTACTGTATCTGGTGTAACTGCAACCCATGTTGGTTTAGGAAATGTAGATAACACAAGTGATGCTGACAAACCAGTATCTACAGCACAACAAACAGAAATTGATACTAAATTAGATATTACAGATGCTCTTGTAAATGTTGGAGGATTTAATCAACTTACATTTAAAGACCAAGCAGGAAGAATTAACGGGACTAGTAACTTTACTATCGACCCTTTCTCTTTCGACTTAACACACGCGGGTGGTTTAGCTTCATTTGATGGAGGTCTTGACGTAAATGGTGCATTATTTACAGTTAATACATCAGGTGATACCAAAGCAGATAGCTTAGGAGTAGGTACAGCAGCATCTGGTACAACAGGAGAGATTAGAGCAACTGGAGATATTACAGCATACTATTCTTCTGACGAAAGATTAAAAGAAAACATCGAACCTTTATCAGCTATACTTAATAAACTACTTCAAGTAGGAGTATATTCATACGACTGGAAAGAAGGAATATCAGAAATTACTAGTAAAACCGGATCTGATATCGGAGTAATAGCTCAAGAAGTTAAAGAGATATTCCCAGAATTAGTCGAAGAAAGAGATAATGGATATTTAGCAGTTGACTATTTAAAGTTTACATCTTTAATTATATCTGCTTTTAAAGAGTTAGTTTCCAAACAAAACGTTCTTAAGGAACATACTCAATTTTGTATGAAAGCTATTGAAGAGTTAAAAGAAGAAATTGTATCTCTTAAAAAATGGGAATAGTTATAAAAGGGGATCTTGAAACAAATGCAGGTCCAACAAACGAGTTATATATTAGAATAGAAAACTGGAAAGTTAATCTATCAGTTGCACAAATACGATTTACTACAACGTCGTGGTTAAATAAGTCGTATGGAGAAAAGTTTTTAAGGAGATACTATGATGATCCTCTTAGAAACTCAATTGGGATAGTTGGTACTAAGCTTATTTACTACCCCGATAATGGTGAGCATAAGGAGTTAGATGTAGTTAACCTTTATGACATGCCAATGTATACGAACCAAATAATAGAGGTACCAGTATACGAAACACAGGAAGTTACTAAAGAGGTTCCTTATGTTAGTTTTAACGAAGACGGAGAAGAAATAACTCTCTATAGAACAGTTAAACAACAAGAGGAAGTTCAAATTGATACAAAAGAGGTTACTAAAAAAGTAATTGATTATTCATTAGTCAATAGACTTGAAGAAGTTTCATATGAGTATTTAAAAGAAAAGTTAACCGAACATTTCCCTGAAGGGAGTATAAATATAGAGTAAGATGGCAGTAAAAACCTACGGAACAACTAATATAAGTTTCAGCTCTTTTGATGAATGGGCTAATAATGTATCAAGTGACTCTAATGTCACTATGAATAATGCTTTAGCAGATGCAACCCCATCTAATTCTAATCCTACATCAGCTAGTGAAATTTATAATAATAATTGGTTTCATGGTCAAGTACAAATTTCGACAGGAGGGTATGTAGATGTATCTGGTCCAGGGAGTTACTCTCTAGCAGACGTTAGTACAACTACTACACTCAAGAATGCTAATCTTGATGAAGGTAACTTAGTGTTAACTGCTGACGAAACAGCTGCTTATCCAAGAACATTTGTTAGATGGAGAAGAGACTCATCATCTGGAGCTGAGATACAAACAGGAACAGTTTTAACTTTAACTTCTGCGACTGAAACGTCAACTACAGTATTCTACGCAGAATTTACATAAAAAATTATAAGTGCAGGTTATATGGGTATGGGAGAACATAAGTCAACAGAAATCGTTCTATAACGAATTAGACACTTATCTTCTAATTTCTTCAGCATTACTTTGGAAACGTAATAATCCAATTACTAAAGATCATATTCTTTACTGTGATCAGATGACTAGAGAGTATCTTACTGATATAAAAGCAGATACTCAAAATATATGGTCTGATATAAAAATACTCCCTACAAATAAACATATCGATAAATCAGTATTTTGGGCTTCAAGTAAATTAGAAGTACTTCGATATGTGGATAAACCTACACTAATTATGGATCATGATTTTTTGGTCTATAAACCTATAATACAGTTTCTTAATACAACTCCAATTTTTTGTCATGAAGAAGACGGAATAAATTATTATCCTACAAGATTTGACCCTTTAATTAGATCCCTCTCTAAACTTATTAATACTCCAGAAACTAAAGCTATCAACTGCTGTTTTAATTATTTTCCTAATCCTAAATTAGCTAATTCTTATGCAAAATTATCTTTAGATATAATGACCGAATTAACTAATTCTAAAAAAGCATTAACTTCAAAGTATTTAATATTTGCAGAACAATTAGTTTTGAAGTATCTTCTAGATTATAATAATATTAAGTACAATACTTTGCTTAAAGGAATACATATATCTAAAAATGATGAATTTAAAAGTACTGAAAAAGGTATTTTTGAATTACATATTCATAATAAATTCTTTAAACACTACTGGAAAGACAAACCAAAAATTAAAAAAAGTATAGAAGGTTATGATCTTAAGGAAGAAATTACTATATTAAAAAATATACTCAAAGGTTCTAAATGCTCGATCTCACTTACATCAGACAATTCCTAACTAATAATCAAGAAGAGAAATTAGACGAAAAAGGAAACAAAATTATATCGTACACTCCTGTACCTTATAGATGGGCTCATGGTGCTACTGAAAATTCTCTAGGTGACGGATTACTAATATATTCTCTTATACATTTTATGAGAGCTAAAACATGTGTGTGTTTAGGCTCAGGAGGAGGCTTTATACCTAGAATAATGACTAAAGCTAGACAAGACTTACATGCTTCAGGTATATTCGAAGGAGATGATGGAATGAGTTGGGGAGATATAGGTACTACTTTTGTAGTAGATGCTGCTAATGAAGTAGGAGGTAAAGTAAATTGGCTAGATAAGGATTCGTTCTTTAGAAAATATTTTTGTCCTAGGATAATTAACGATACTACCGAAAACGCTTATTATAATTTTTTCGTAAAAGAAGATATAAAGATAGATTACTTACATATTGATGCTGGTCATTCATATGAAGATGTTAAAAAAGACTTTACTCTCTACAGTAAAATATTATCTCCTAACGGTATTATATCTTTGCATGATACTGATATAAGATACGCTGAGAAATATATAGTTACAAAAGATATAGCAGACCAAAACGATCATGATACATTTGCAGAAGGTCCTTCTAAGTTTTTAGAAGAAATAGGAAAAGAATGGCAAAGATTTGACTTCTTTAATGAAGGAATACTAAAAGATAAACCTAGTTCAACCGGATTAACATTATTAAGACATGCCTAACTTAGTCACAGTAGTAGGAGAAAATACTCATATACTTCCTCATATGTTAAAACACTATGAAGATGTTATAGATAAAGCATATGTAGCAGTATATCGTCAAAGTGATAATGATGGTATATTAGAAGAAATAGAAGAGTTAGGTATAGAACCATTTATGGTATTTACCGAACCTAAATACAACTGGAATAGAGTAACGGAAATATATAATACCATTAAGCAAACTAAACCAAACGATTGGTGGATTGTATCTGACGATGATGAATTACAAGTATACCCAGAACCTATCGAAGATATCATTGAGAAATGTGAGAGATACGGTTATGACTTTGTTACAGGAGGGTTCTTAGATAGAATAGGTATAGATGGTACTTTCCCTGAAGTTACTAGAGAGACGAATATTCATAAAGCTTTTCCTTTAGCTGGATTCTTTAGACACCCTATGTCAAAAGCATGCCCTAATAAGGTTACACTTATGAAAGGTTTTCAAGATATTAGCTCTGGTCAACATTATGCTGCTTTTAAAGACGGTACTAATAGCTGGGGTGAAGGTCACCCAAGAAGAATGCCTGTAAATGAAGTATTTACTCAAGTACATCATTTCAAATGGGATAGTACTTGCGTTGAAAGAATAAAAAGAGTAGCAGATAATAAAAAAGACTACTCATACTCAGATGAGTATAGAATAATGTACGAGGCAATAAAAAATTCTGACTGGAAAATAGATGTTAATAATCTCAAATTTTTAGTTGAAGAAATGAAAGAATTATCGTATATTGAGTATATGGACTACCCTCATTGGGATACTTTAAAGAAAAAAATAGTTACAATATGAGCGAGAATTACGAACAACAAAGACTAATCCTAGAAGAGCGTAAAACTAAAGCAACTGAAAAGATTGCAAGGTGTTTAGATGCTCTTACTTTATGGTTTGAAGAAATCGATAAAGACGGATGGAACGAAAGAGCACAGTTTTATCTTTCCGAATTTAGAAAAATGGTACCAGAGGATGAACCAACAGAAGAAACATAAGCTTGGTATAATAATTCCTTATAGAGATAGAGCTAATCAATTATTTGAGTTTAAGAAAGAGATAGGTAAACATATTGATTTTGATTATGAGATTATTGTAGTCGAGCAATTAGGAGACAAAGACTTTAATAGAGGAAAACTACTCAATATAGGGTTTGTAAAAGCAGAGGAGTTAGGTTGTGACTACGTTGTATTACATGATGTAGATATGATACCGGTAGATGTAGACTATTCGTATGTTGATAAACCAGTGCATCTAATTACAGAATTAGACCTCCCAGAAGGAACAGCTAGAACTTTATTTGATGAGTATTTCGGAGGAGTCACTTTATTTCCTTCTAATCTATTTAGACAGATTAATGGATACTCTAACGAGTATTGGGGATGGGGATTTGAAGATGATGATTTACTACTAAGATGTCAAGAAAATCATATTAAGTTAGATGAGAAAAAAGTTCTACAAAAAGGTAGAGAAGGAGTAGCATTAGAGTTTAATGGAAAGGATAGTTTTATCAAATGTCCTAACATTATTAGTTCTTATAGAAACTTCACTATATTTTGTTCTTTTACTATCGGTAAACTTACTATAGAAGAATATGAAATCACAGATGAAATGTCTGTATTTTCTATCCCAGGTTTTGATACTGCATTAAATTATAATTCATTTAGAGATTTCGTATTTCAATTTTGGAAAAAAGACTTAAGTTCTATATCTATACCATCTGATAAATTTCCTGAAGGAGCATACAACGTTGCAATTACTATCGATAATATGGCTTCTAACTCTAAAGATGAATATGGCAAGTATGTACCAGATATTAAATTATTTATTAATGGTGAATATGTTAATCATAATTTCTTCGATAAGTTACTACCTTTACAAGAACAAGACTTTCTCTACCTTGGAGTCGGTAACCCAGAAAGAGATGCTAAACAGAACTGGTTCAACGGTAGTATAAGTTCATTTGCTATCTACAATGAGGTACTAGACGATAATTTATGTAAGCAAATAACTTCTAATATTAATAATAGCCTTTTTAAATTTAAAGACTCTGAATACCTCAGACTTTATTACGATATGAAGTTTTTAGATGAGAATAGAGTCATAGATCTTACCGGTAATGGTAATGACGGATATGCAAGCAATACATATCAAACAGATACTCAGCTAAGTGCTGAAACATATATACCTATTCCATGTAGAAAAGAAGGTAAATTTAAAGTACTACCCCATAGTGAGAACGGATATAAAGATGGATACTGGGTAAGTTGGAATAGTAGGAAAAATCAAATAAATTACTACTCAAAATTTTATAACGATAGGTCTAAATATAGAGAAGATGGTATATCTACATTACCTAATAATTATAAAATAAGAGATGAGTTTACGAATAATAATTTTCACCACTTAGAAGTACAGATATGAGTCATAAATTAGGAGTTTGCGTTCCATATAGGAATAGAGAATTGCATATGCATGAGTTTATACCTAAATTAGGTAAGTACCTAAAAAACCAAAATATAGACTTTCAAATTTATATAGTACATCAAGTAGATGATAAACTATTCAATAGAGGTGCAACAAAAAATATAGGAGCAAAATATGCATTCGAGGATGGCTGTGACTATATAGTTTGGCATGATATTGATATGATACCTGATGAAGATGGAGGAGCTGATTATTCATATCCTGCAGATGCTCCTAGACATATTGCTACTAAGATACAACAAATGGATTATCAATTAAAATATCATGAGTATTTTGGTGGTGCAGTATTATTTACAAAAGAACAGGTAGAAGCTACTAACGGGTACTCTAACGATTACTGGGATTGGGGTATGGAAGATGATGATTTGTTTTGGAGATGTCATTTAGAGGGTTTAACTAACGATACATACTTAAAAGGCGATTACTCAAATCACAATTTTATTAGGTTTAACGGAGAGAATTCTTATGCTAAGATACCTTACCAAAGAGACTTTAAAGCTTTAACTCAACGTACTCATACTATCTCAGCACTAGTTAGATGCTTTCAACAACCAGATAAAAATGAAGTTTTCTTAATAGGAGCAGAAGATAGAAAGTATGTAGAATACCCTATTTTAAGACTTCCTGGTTATGATTATGGATTATCATTTAATAATTCAAGAGCATTGTCTATGACCTTTTGGAATGTATTCAACAAGCACAATTATATGTGGTTGAAAAGATACGATAACCAATGGAGTTGGGTTACTGCAGTTATTAGTGAAGAAGATCACTTAGCTCATTTTTATCTAAATGGTACAGAAGTAGATTCTAAGGTAGGCTTGGGAAGTCCTTCTCCTTTAAGGTTTGATGGTAAATTAAAAAACTACGGTAGTAATGACTACTATTTAGGTATGTCTCCATCTCAACCTGATGAAAGTACGTTTAAGTATTTTAAAGGAGATATAGCAAAAGTATTTGCATGGGATAGAGCATTAACACCAAAAGAAGTAAAATACTTGCATAATAATATACCTGATGAAGGTTTGGTTATAAATGCTGATCTGAATTACCCAAAAACTACAGTAGAACAATTTAACACAGAAATCTTACAGGAGGATATAAGAATACCAAATTCTATTATACCTCATAGAGTTGAAGGTAGAATGAGATGTTTACCTCATGAGGATGAAGGTATAGTAAATGGAAAATTCGTTAAAGGAGAGACTACTGCTAAAAATGAAAAAAGGTATATATTAGAGATGCAGAAAGGTACTTGGGATTATAAAGGAGATGGAATAAAGCAACTCAAATTTGAAGAAGTAGGACAGAAAATATTTACCCCTTGGGCTAAAATGATAGACATTAAACTAATATGATAGTATCCCTACCAGATAAGTATATTATAACGGATAAAAAAATGGGAACTAAATCCCTTCAAGATTTACATAGAAAATCTTACATACAACCGATATTTAATGATAAGCTTTTTGATGACTCTATAACTGAAAAAATTATCAAGAGGGTTGCATCTGGTAAAGCTCATCTTTATATCTACATACGTAAACCTAAGCTTAAATTAATCAGCGGTATTACACAAGTTATGAAAAGTAGTTTTAGTTTAGTTACTAGATTAACTATGAGACAAGTAGCACCTCAGTTATTTCCAGACCCTTCTGATTATATGTCACGCTTCCAGAAAACTAATACTCTTAAAAATACTTATATTGACATAATACAGCAAATGTTTCCTCTATTATTTTTGGATCCACACTTAAATTTTAAATATTATTCATATATTAATTATTTAGCAATAAGGTTATGTAACTATCAGGATAGAGTTACTTTTGTACAAGTTGACAGTACATTAGGAGAAAATAAAAGACATTTAGAATCAATAGAGGTATTAAACCCACTTATAATAAATACGAATTCTTTTGTATATGATGTTAACTGGTTAGATGTAGAAGACATACGAGAGATAGTACCTGTTTTTTTAGAACCTTATGATATGATGTATAGAGCTTGGAGAACTACTTATAATGGTAGATGGAGTAACGAAGGTAATTATTTATTTAAAGGTAAATCTAAAGATCACGTATGACACCAACAGAGGTAAAGAAAAAACTTGACGGAGTAGGGTGTGGTTTCTGTTTAGCTAAATGGACACAAGTTACTATGCATTTAGGTACCGGTATGACTCATTCATGTCACCACCCATCACCTCATAAAATACCTCTTAATGAACTTAAGAGAAACCCATCTGCACTTCATAACACTCAACACAAGAAGACAAGACGTAAGGAAATGCTAGAAGGTAAAAGACCTACTGAATGTAACTACTGTTGGAATATAGAAGATAACTCTAACTCCTTCTCAGATCGAACTTTTAAATCAGCAGAACCTTGGTCGTTAGCTGAATTTGATAAGATCAAAGATAGTTATTGGAGAGATGATTTCAACCCTCGTTATGTAGAGGTATCTTTTGGTAATACATGTAACTTTGCATGTGCTTATTGTGGGCCACAATACTCATCGAAATGGGTAGAGGAAATAGAGAAACACGGTGGTTACCCAACAGAGCATAATTTTAATTCTATAGACGATATAAAATCTAGAGATCAAATGCCTTATAAGCAAACGGAATACAATCCGTATATTGAAGCTTTTTGGAAATGGTGGCCAGATCTTTTTCCTGATTTACATACTTTTAGAATTACTGGAGGAGAACCTTTATTACTAAAAGATACTTTCAAAGTATTAGAGTATATACAAACAAACCATAATGATAATTCTAACATTTCGTTAGCTATCAACTCTAATTTAGGTGTACCTGACAAGTTAATAGATAGGTTTATCGATATAGCTCAAGACTTATGTGAGAATAATAAAGTTAGAGAACTAATTATATTTACCTCAGTCGAAGCTACGAATGAACAGGCAGAATATTCTAGATTTGGATTAAAATATGATAAGTTTTGGTCTAATATAGATAAAATACTAACTAAGTTACCAAAAGTAACTATTAATATTATGGCTACTTACAACGCTTTATCTGTTTTCAGTTATAGTGACTTAGTCGATAAAGTATTTGAATATAAAAAGAAGTATGCTAATGGTGAACGTTACTGGGTATCTGCCTTACAGCTAGACACTTCATACCTCAGATGGCCTACTCACCTGTCTGTTAAAATATTAGAACCAGAACATAAGGAATTAATTTTGAAGTCTGCAGAAAAAGCATTATATTACGGTATAAAGAACTTTACTAAAGATAACTATGGTTTTTCAAATGTAGAGATTCAAAAAATGAAACGGCTATATGATTATGCTGTAGGAGATTCTAATTTTAATCAAGATAAGTATAGAAAAGACTTCGTTAAGTTTGTAGATGAATACGATAAAAGAAGAAATACAGACTTTTTAGGAACCTTTCCTCAACTAAATAAACTTTATGCTGAATATAAAGAAAGGTAAACCTTGGGTATTTTGGCCTAGTAGCATCTGCGAAACATTTCCAGAAAGCCCTGCTAACTTAATACTATCTGGTGATAAGTCATTTCAGTTTAATATTGATTTTATACTCAAAGAACATGTTCTAGAGCAAAGTACTGTATTTACTTTAATTCCTAAGTATACAGGATTAGATTTATTTCCTAATCAGACATCAATAACTGTAACTTTTGAGGATAAAGTTGAGTACTATAGATTTGATCCTCTTGTTAAGTTAGGAGAGGTTACTAATTTTAAATTTATTCACCAACCAAAAAGTTATTTAAAAATATTTATTAATAACATTGAGGTTGTGAATGAAGACTTGAGTAATCGAGTATTTGGTATTTGTGATGCTCCACATATAGTTTTTGGAGCAGGAAACTTTCCTAAAAATAATTTCAACCTTAATTATACTGAGTTAGATTTACTTAGGTTTAGCGTCTTTCAAGACGGTAACCTTTTAGCTGATCATTTCTTTGAAGAAAGAATATTTGATAAGTATGTAGATGTAACAGGTAACTTAAATTTTATACATAAACTGTAATGGGAGTATTTGCTAAAAGAGAGAATGAAACGTTCCAGGAATACAGAGATAGAGCTATAAATACTTTATCAAAGTCTTTCTGTGGAGCTAAATGGTACAATGCTACTATTTGGTTAGGTAATGGAACTACTACTTCCTGTCATCACCCTCCTGCACATAAAATACCTCTAGAAGAGGTTGCAATGTCATATAAGGCACTCCATAATACTACATACAAAAAAGCTGTTCGTAAGCAAATGATGGAAGGTATTAGACCTAAGGAATGCGAATACTGCTGGAAAATTGAAGACCTTGGAGAAGATAAAGTATCAGATAGAGTATATAAATCGGTAATATATACAGATGAAGAACTTAAACAAGCCAAAGAAGAATTTGGGTATACTGAAGATGTAGATTTAAAGACCCTAGAAATTGCATTTGATGCTAATTGTAACTTCGGTTGCTCATATTGTAATGCTTCTTTTAGTACTACTTGGCAAAAAGATATAAAAAAGTTTGGACCTTATCAAAACTTAGTTTCTGATGGAGCAGGAGCATTTCAACACGATGGTTCTCATGCAATGCCATACGGTAGAAAAAATACTGATAATCCATATGTAGATGCATTTTGGAAATGGTGGGAAGCTGAACTACAATATACTTTAAGAGAATTAAGAGTTACAGGAGGAGAACCTTCTATGTCTCCAGACTTTTGGAAATTAATGGAATGGTGGAAATCTCATCCTGATTGTGAAGTGGATTTTGCAGTTAATTCTAATCTTGGTCAGAAGAAACAATTATTAGACGCTTTGATAGAATCTAGTCAAAATGTTAAGTCTTTTTCAATTTATACTTCATGTGAAGCAGTAGGTCTTCAAGCAGAGTATATTAGGTATGGTTTAGAGTGGGATGTATGGCTAAAAAATATGTACAGAGTAAACTCTGAAGGTAATATCAAATCTGTTAATGTGATGATGACTATTAACGCCTTATGTTTATTCTCTATTACTGAGTTTATGGATGAAATGCTTAAACTTAAGTCTAAGTATGGCTCACAGGCAGCAGTAATGTCATTTAATATTTTACGTTTTCCTTCGTTTCAATCTATTGTCACCTTACCTTCAGAGATAAGAATGGAGAGAGCAGCTCATATAGAAAAATGGGTAGAGGAAAATTGGAAAGATGGAAAAAATGGATTCATGGACTATGAAAGAGATGGTCTATTACGTTTAATTGACTATATTAAAAAAGTAGAAACTGGACACGAATTTACTTCTTCTTTAGAATCTAGAGAAAGAGATTGGAAATCATTTTATTCTCAATATGATATAAGAAGAAAGAAAGACTTTAAAGAAGCATTCCCTACTTTAGCACATTGGTACGACAGTATACCAGAAACTAACTTAGCTCCGTTAAAAAACCTCATAGATGGAGACGATGCAAAATCAAATAGATATGTAGAGGGTGTACTTAAACAAGCTAAAGACGAAGGATGGGTGCTTAACCCTCAATGGGCTAATCCCGGATCTCAAGAGTATATTGAACCAGATGATGAGCAACAAGACAATATGATTGACTTAATTGCTGAACTTAAAAAAGATCAAGATACTAAATTCGTTGGAGGGGCAGCAAAAAGAACTATATGAGTGTAGCAGCAGAAATGGCTTCTAGGAAAAATACTCCTAGAGAATTACAATTATTCCCTATAGACACAGCCACTTCATGTCAATATAAATGGACTTGGAGTACTTTATTCTTATCATCTGGTAGATCTTCTAGTTGTCACAGGTGTCATACCTGGGATGTAAAAGACGATATTAAAAACTTCCATAACCATCCAGGCAAAATAGGAGATAGAGAAAAGATGTTAGAAGGTGAATGGCCTGGTAATGGATGTGAGTACTGCAAAAAAATTGAAGACGCTGGAGGAGAATCAGAAAGAAGCTCATATATTAATAAAGAATTAATGTCTCCTCCTGAGCTTGAATTCAATCCAACAGAAACTAAAGTAACTCCTCGAATACTAGAAGTTTACTTCGCAAACGTATGTAATCAGAAATGCGTATACTGTTCTCCTATTTTTTCTAACCTTATACAGAAAGAAATAGAAAAATTTGGTCCTATAGTAGATGATGAATATGATCTAAAAGGATACGAAGTAGTACCTGAGTATAGAAGAATGAAAAAAGAATTTTGGGAATGGATGGACGAAAATGCTCAACACCTCTACAATTTTCAGGTATTAGGAGGAGAACCTTTATATCAAAAAGAGATATTTGAGTGTTTAGAGTTTTTTGAAGCTAGAGAACATCCTCAACTGACTTGGAAGATATTTAGTAATTTAAAACATAACTTTAAAGGGTTTAAGGAAAAGATAGATAGAATTTCTGCTTTAGTGGAAAGAGGAGCTATAAGATCTTTCGAATTCGTTTGTAGTATCGATAACTGGGGTCCGCAGGCTGAGTTTGCTAGACATGGAATGGATTTAGAAGGATGGAAACGTAACTTTGAATACGTCTTACATAACCCTCATATTACACTCAGCATCCACTCTACGATATCTCCAGTTACTCTTTGTACTATGGCAGATTTTTACGAAATGGTAGTAGAGTATAATAAAATTAAACCTATAGACTATGGTTGGAATACTGTAAAAATGCCTTCTTTTATGAACCCAGAAATTCTAGGTCATTATACTGAAAAATATTACGATAAACTTTTAGATACTATTGATGCTACTGATTATAGGAGAAGATATTTAGAAGGTTTTAAAAAACAATGTGTTTCACATCCGGTAGATGTTCCTAGATTAACTAAATTAAGAAACTATCTAGATGGAATAGATAAAAGAAGAGGTACTGATTGGAAATCTCTGTACCCATGGATGGTAGAAGCAATGGATAAAGAAGGTGCTATATGAAAATATTATATACAGGAGGAAACGGACAATTAGCCTCTCAATTAAAAGAGATAGTTAAAGACTCAGAACATGAATGGTTCTTTCCTGATAAAGTTGAATGTAATTTATTAAGAAGAATAGTACTCGAAGACTATGCTGAAGAACATAAAAGTTTTGATGTTGTTATTACCGGTGCTAATATTTTTCCTGGTAAAATAAAAGGGTATAATCTTTCTTCTTTCCTCATGGGTATTAATCACATATATCTTATAGAGCAACTAGAAAAGCTTCCTAAACATTTTATTAACCTTACGACAGGAATAAAAAATATAGACGAACATTACCTTTATAGAGCACAAAAAACTTATCAAAACGATTTATTTAAGAGGTATTTTCAATATCATGATAATAGTGTTAACTACATTAACTTTATGCCTCATCATTTAGATAATCCAGATATAAGAAAAATAACTGCTAATTTATTTTTAGATATGTTAAATAATATCGAAGAATATACAGAAGAAAATTACGTCTGTGATGTTGATAACAACAAGATAAAAAACAATATATGGTAAAGAAGAAAATTTTACCTAAAGACGGTAACGAAACCTTCTGTATGGCACCTTGGTCTCATACATATGTCTCTCCTCAAGGTGAGAGAAGGTTGTGTTGTGCCTCTAGAGAAAAGTCTTCTTGGATAAAGCAATATATAGATGTAGAGAACGATAATAAAAGTACTGAATTTGTACCTTCTAAACTAGACGAACATTGGAACAGCGAATATATGAAGGATATTCGTAAGAGTTTAATGGCAGGAGAAGAAATAGAGCAGTGTCAAGTATGTAACCATAAACTACTTAACTTACATACGTACAGAGGGTACTTTAATCATCAACTATTTCCAGATAAGATAGAAGAAGCATTTGAAAAAACTAGTGACGACGGTTATACTGAAATGAAACCTATATCTTATGACTACCGTATATCTAATCTTTGTAATTTTAAATGCAGAATGTGCGGAGATCAGTTATCTTCCTCATGGGAAGCTGAAAGACGTCAAATGAAGAACTGGACTCCGGAAGGAGATCCTTGGATGACTTCTGAAAATAGAACTAAGCTACAAAACTTTACTAGAGAGGTTCTAGAAAAAGAACTATGGGCAGCAGTTCATGAAGAGAGAATAGAAGAGATATATTGGGTTGGTGGTGAACCTTTAATGTTTCAAATACATTGGGACATAATGGAACATTTAGTTAAGACTGGACAATCTAAAAACGTAGTTGTTAGGTATAATACTAATCTATCTAGAGTAAGTTGGAAAGGAATAAATTTGTACGACTTACTAAAACATTTCAAACATGTTAACATATCAGCATCTATAGACGGAACTGGTCCTATAGTAGAATACGTAAGGCACGGAATTAAGTGGGATAAATGGCTACAGAATTTTAAAGATGGTTTATTCCTAAAGGATATGTACGGAGATGCAGGCATAGTTTTAGACGTTACTATTACTTCCCCAGGATTATTTGCTATGAAAGATTTATTCGATTTAGCTTTAGAATTAGATGTTATTTCATATATTAAAAAGACGTTCGAATTTGACCCTGCTATAGTTATGTCTCCATCTATGATTCCAAGACACATCTTAGAGCCGTTAATTGATGATATATTAGACTATATGAGACCTAAAGTAACAGAAAAGACACAGATCTATATCGATGCTTTAGAAGACGTTAGAAATATAGAAACATTTGACGAAAAATACCCTAATTGGTTAGATGGGCTTCAAAGAGGAAAAACTAGCCTTTACGAAGTAGACAAATTTAGAAACTGTAAATATAACATAGAAGATATTTTTAAACAATACAACACAGATTTATATAAGTGGTGGAAAACTATACCTTATGAAACTTTTATTTAGAAACATTAATAATGAAACAATCGAAGTAGATTGTACAATATTTGAATCTCCATTAACTGATAAATGGGGAAGACTACTTGAAGGAGTTATACAAAATGATTTTATAGCATATGTAAAAAACTTTTCTTTAGTAGGTAATTTAGCACAGAACAGACCTCCAGAACAAATTATTAAAGAGTTAGTAGAAGGAGTAAGAATAATTAAAGCAGCTTCTTGGTACCCAGAGTATGATAAGATTAACGAGGACTTTGAATCATTACTTACTACTTATGATCAAGATATGTTAAATGATCTTCATCATCATTTTGATCAACTGCAAGGACAGATCTGGAATCCTACTCATTTTTTAGCTGCGGCAACCGGAGAAGAGAGGTTTGCTATCTCTAAACTTAATTTAAGTTGTCACGAACTAGAAGCTTATCATGATTCTAAAGAAAAGAAGGAAGCAGGATATCCTCATAGCGTGTATTTCTATTACTCTATATCTGGCACACCAGTGTTTGAAGGTATCACCTTAGAAGAGAAGATGCAGTTTAGTAGAACAGTAGATAATGGAATGATATATTTACATTATGCTCAAACTGGTAAAACATGGTACGAAGCATACTGTGATAATGACGAGACTGTTCCTACAGAGAATATAACTGAGCATAGAACAGTATCAGGAGAGTTTTCCGCTCATATAGGTAAACCATTTGACTTTATAGTAGATGAAGGATTTAAAAATTACATAAAAGCTAGAGGTAAAGATCCAGAAGATCCAGACTTAGCAATTGGGTATTGCCCAATAGGCCAAATAAATTCAGTAAATGGTATAGATATATCTGACTATGAAGCTTGTCAAAAAGTACTTGAAGAATATGATGATTTTTATGCTATAGAATATAATGGATTGAAAAACGAATATAATTATAGAGCAGACGACAGTACTTATTTAGCTAAAATAGAAGGTGTAATGGATACTTGGGAAGTAAATGATGACTTAAAAGAATTTGCATAATGTCAAAAGATAATTTCTGTATTGCTCCTTGGTTACATACACATGTATGGCCTGATGGTTCTGTATTCCCCTGCTGTACATGGGATAATGCCAAGGCTAAGATGGGTAGTATGAAAGAAGACTCCCTAGAAAATATATGGAACAGTGGAGAATATAAAAAATTAAGAAAGCAGTTTCTTGCTAACGAACAACCTGAAGGTTGCTCCCGTTGCTTTAAACTAGAAGAACAAGATATACAAGGTTCTTATAGATTCCATTTAAATGATTCTTTTAAACAACATTTTTCTGAAGTAGAAAAAACAAACCCAGATGGTTCATTAGATGAAATGAATTTACGTATGTGGGATTTTAGATTATCTAATTACTGTAACTTTAAATGCCGTAGTTGCGGACATGCTTTAAGTTCATCTTGGTTTGATGATGCAAAAGCAATCGGTAAAGTACAAGGAGATAAAGCACTTATTAGTATAAATGACAATGTAGACTTTTTAAAGTTACTTGAACCTCATTTTGACTGTGTTGAAGAGATATATTTTGCAGGAGGAGAACCTTTAATGATGGAAGATCATTATATTATTCTAGAAGAGTTAATTAAAAGAGGTAGAACAGATGTAAAACTACGTTACTCTACTAACTTCAGTATCCTTAAGTTTAAAAAATGGAATATAATTGAACTTTGGGAAAAATTTAATAATATAGACTTGTTTATCAGCGTTGATGGGTTTGGTGATATAGGAGAATATGTACGTAAAGGATTCAACAATGATAAATTTGTAAGTAATGTATCTACGTTGATGGATAGTAAGGTAAATGTACGTTCCTTAATCTATATGATTACTTTTGGTACTTTAAATTTCTTACATTTACCAGAAATGATGAAATCATTCATTGAATACAATTTAATACCAAATAAAGATAGAACATTAAAAAACGGAGCTCCTGTAAAAGTTGATGTAGGTCCAATATATTATCCTGATTACTATAACGTAGTACATTTACCTGATCGATATAAAGATAAGTTCCTTAGTTTTATGGAAAACTTTAAGGAAGATATTATAAAATTAGGAGGAAGCGAAGATACAGCTGAATATTTATATAAAGGTATATTAAAAGCTCATGAATTTAGTATTAATGGGGAACGAAAGAAAAATTCTATACATAAACTTTCAAAGATTACTAAAATTCTCGATGATAGGAGAAAAGAAAAATTCGAAGACGTACTATGGTACTTTAATTCAGTAGAAGACTTATATTTAGACTAATGAAAATTTCAAGAACACCAGCTTATAAATTTTACCCTGCTTACGAATTAGAAGTAGAATCTCCCCCATTCGATAAAGAGTTATTATCTAGAGATGAAAATTGGGAAGAAAACAAAATTGCAGGAGGTAAAATTCATTTTTACGATACTACTAGAAAACTACTTAGACGAGATGGACCTAACTTTCAAATATGGGAATGGATCAACAAAGTAGTAGACAAAGATTTAATTTATACAGAGTTAGGTAAACTTTGGGAAGATCAATTTGAAAATTTTTACAAACCTTGGCCTTATAAACAAGATAAATTTGAAACACCAGAAGAATTTTTAAGATACTGGGTATCTCCATTAAAACAAGGGTTCAAAGATTTACCTGGTTATAGTATGCATTCTCATTATGACAATAGAGCTATATTTGGTAATATTTTTATCAATATGGCAGATAATGACTGTAGTACTACCTTCTTCGATCAAGGTAAACCAGCATGGACTGCTCCTACTAAGAAAGGTAGTGGTATATTCTTCCTAAATGATGAAAATTTATACCATACTATTAACCACGAAGGTAAAGAAGATAGGTATATACTAGTCGTACCTATAACTCTTAAAAAAATGTTCGATTATAATCAATGAGAAATTTATTTATTTTTGGAGATTCGTTCCTAGCACCGTATAGTCATAAAGAACTCTTAACTTTTAACTGGAAAAGAGAATACGTAGATGCTGAACATAAATTAGATAACCCAGTTCAAGATATAAACTACTGGTTAACAGAATTTAGAACAAGAAATAGCTACAGACTAATTAACACAGCAGTATCAGGAACAAATAATGACTATATCTTTGAACAATTTTTTAGATTTAGTAAGTACTTCAAGTTTGGTGACTATATTGTACTTTTAATTACAAAAAAGAGTAGAGCACGATTTGTTAACAGGTTTTATGATCCTAAAACTAAAATGCGAACTCAAAATAAGTACCTTGATGTTGTTTTTCCTTTGCATGATGATTTAAACGAATCTATTAGACAGCAAACTTACTTTACTCCAGACGAAGTAGAAAAGTTAGCTTTAGAGACTTCTTCTAGACAGCATGACTTGAAGGTAAAGTGGTATATAAACGGTATGATGAACTTATCTAAGTTGTCTAAGCTTAATTTACTTACTATTACTATAGATGAAGACTTTAGAGAGAGTGTGATAGAACCTGACTTTTTCCATAATGTTCCTAGAATTAACGAAAAGTTTTCACATCTTACTGATAAACACCCTACTTACGAAGGAAATAAACTTATGGCATCAAGAATACTTAAACACTTTAATATTAATACACAATTATCTATATAATGGCAAAACAAGTACCTATAGCAAAAGAGCATATTGAACTTCTTAATAGTTTACATAACAATAAAAAAGTTATCATAGAAGAACTCGGTAAAGTAACCCTGCAAGAAATACTCATAGAAAAAAGAAGAGAGAAAGCAGTTATGTTCTTAGATAAAGTGACAGAACAGGAAACTTCGATAGCTAAAACACTAGAGAAAGTTTATGGTCAAGGCACTATTGATTTGCCGAACAAAGTTTTTATACCTCAACAATAATTTTTAGATAGTTTCCGTCTATTTATTTTAAGAAGATGTAACTTATATACATCTTACGGTTTAGAATATTAGACGATATTTATAATAGTACTCAATAATATAATTTAACTAACATGGCAGAAACATTAATCTCTCCCGGGGTATTAGCGCAGGAAAACGATAATTCCTTTATTGCACCAGCACCCTTAGAAGCAGGAGCGGCGATAATCGGACCAACTGTAAAAGGACCTGTAAACATACCTACAGTAGTAACGTCCTATGGAGAATACCAAAACACTTTTGGTACTACATTTACGTCTGGTTCTACAAATCAAGAATACCTTACTTCGTTATCAGTTAAGTCTTACTTCAATAACGGAGGTAATACAATGCTAGTAACAAGAGTAGCATCAGGAACTTTTTCTTCGGCTACAGGTTCAGCATTAACAGCTACCGACGGAGGGGCAGCACCCTTTTCTTTTAAGACATTAGGAACAGGAACAGTATTCAATAACGGACAACCAACAGAAGAAAACTCTGATGGATCTTTAATCTCAGGTTCTTCTGACAATATAAGATACGAAATTGCAAACGTTGATACTACACAAGGTACATTTTCTCTTTTAATTAGAAAAGGAGATGATAATACTAAAAATAAAACTGTACTAGAATCTTTTAACGATATATCTCTTGATCCTAACAGCCCAGGGTACATCGAAAAAGTAATCGGTAACCAAACTACTTCAGTTGGAACAGACGGAACTACTAATTACGTACAGACTTCTGGAGAATATGTTAATAGGTCAAGATACATAACAATCGACGGAGTAACTAGACAAACTCTAGATTACATTGGTACTGACGGTAATATTAGAGTAGCTACTGCATCAGGATCACTACCAGCTGTTGGATCAGGATCATTTGGAGACGCTACAGGAGATTTAGTAACAGGCGGAGATACTTACTTCGATAACATCGGAACAGTATCACAAGGAATCACAGTAACAGATTATGCTACTGCACTTTCTATTCTTAATAACCAAGACGAGTATGTATTTAACATTATTTCTGCTCCCGGTTTAATATATAGCCAAACAGGACACGGTACACAGATCGATTCTATTATTTCTTTAGCTGAAAGCAGAGGAGATTGTATCGCAGTAGTAGATACAGTAGCATACGGAACAACAGTATCAAATGCAGCAGCAGGAGTTGCTTCAATTAATAGCTCATATGCAGCTAACTACTGGCCTTGGTTGCAAATGCAATCTGGTACAGGTAAAAACGTATGGGTACCAGCTTCTACAGTAATCCCAGGAATATATGCATTCACAGATGGAGCAGCAGCTCCTTGGTTTGCACCAGCAGGTTTAACTAGAGGAGGTATATCTGATGTTATTCAAGCTGAAAGAAAATTAACAAGAACTCAAAGAGATACTCTTTATTCTAAAAATGTTAACCCAATCGCTACATTCCCAGGAAGTGGAATATCAGTATTTGGTCAAAAGACATTGCAGAAGAAAAAATCTGCTCTTGATAGAGTAAACGTTCGTAGATTATTAATTGATCTTAAGAAATTCTTAGGTGATACAGCTAAAACATTAGTGTTTGAACAGAATACTAACGCTACAAGAAACAACTTCTTAGCTACTGTAAATCCATTCTTAGAATCAGTGGTACAGAGACAAGGACTTTATGCTTACAGAGTAGTAATGGATGACAGTAATAACACAGCCGATGTGATTGACAGAAATCAACTTATTGGTCAAGTATTTATTCAACCAGCTAAAACAGTAGAATTTGTAGTACTCGACTTTACTATCGAGCCAACAGGAGCTACTTTTACAGCATAATTTTAATTTAAGATATTTATAATAAAGAAATAAAATGGCAGTATTAGATCCAAACGAAATAATGTTTAGAGCCTTTGAACCAAAGGTACAGAATAGATTTATCATGTATATTGATGCTATTCCGTCCTTTATGATCAAAAACGTCACGGCTCCTAACTTCACAGACGAAGAAGTCAAATTAGACCACATGAACACTTATCGTAAGATAAGAGGAAAAAGAGAGTGGGGTAATATGGATATGACTTTATATGATCCAATCACACCATCTGGTGCACAAGCAGTGATGGATTGGGCAAGATTATCCTACGAATCAGTAACAGGTAGAGCTGGATACTCAGACTTCTACAAAAAAGACTTAACTCTTAATGTACTAGGTCCTGTAGGGGACGTAGTTAGTGAGTGGGTTGTAAAAGGAGCCTTCATAGTTGATATGGCACAAGGTTCTTTTGATTGGGCTACTTCTGACGTTGCAGAGCTTACAATCTCAGTAGCAATGGATTATTGCGTACTTAACTACTAATACCGCTATACTACATATTTAAATTTAACCCGGCCTAGCCGGGTTTTTTTTTAGTAAAAGGGTTGGTACCGTAATTTTTATTTCATATATTTATATAAGAACTAGTTATAACTAATAAAATCTATGGCCCAAGAAAATAAATTTCCAAGTGAACTTGTAGACTTACCATCAAAAGGAAACCTTTATCCTGAGGATTCTCCACTTGCTTCTGGTAAGATCGAAATGAAGTATATGTCTGCTAAAGAAGAAGATATACTTACTAATCAAAATTATATTGATAAAGGAGTAGTAATCGATAAACTATTACAAGCATTAATAGTAGATAGTACAATACCCTATGATAATATTCTAGTAGGAGATAAAAATGCTATGTTAGTAGCAGCAAGAATTTTAGGATACGGTAAAGATTATGAATTTTCCTACGCAGGAGAAAAGCATACTATAGATTTATCCTTGTTAGATAATAAAAAAGCAGATGTACCAAAAGGTAAAAATGAATTCTCATTCCAATTACCAGCATCTGGCAGAACTATAACATATAAGCTTTTAACTCATGGTGATGAAAATAAAATTGATCAGGAATTAAAAGGTTTAAGAAAAATTAATAAAGATAATGTTCCTGAACTGACTACTAGATTGAAGTATATGATTCTTTCAGTTGACGGTAATGAAGAAAGAAAAACAGTAAGAGAGTTTGTAGATAAAGAATTATTATCATTAGATAGTAGAGCATTAAGAAAAGAGATTAATAGAATTCAACCAGATATTGATCTTACGTTTTACCCAGAAGGTGTTGAGGAGGGGGTCAATATCCCAATAGGGATAAACTTTCTTTACCCTGACGCCCGAATATAGAGCAGCTCTATTTACTCAAATACATGAAATAGTATTTCACGGTAAAGGTGGGTACGATTTTCATACAATCTACAATATGCCTATATGGCTACGCAGGTTTACTTTCCAGAAAATGAATGAACATTACGAAGAAGAAGCCGATGCAGCTAAGAAGGCAGGAGGCAAGTCTAAGTCGATACCGAAAGGTCCAAATATTAGAAAACCTTCTTATACAACAAAGGCTCGCAAATAGGCGGGCCTTAACTATTTATAAGAAAGACTTTCCGTGAACGAAGAACTTAAAAAACTTATTGATCAGTTAAAATCACTCAGAGTACCTACAGCTCAGGTAGATGCTATGGCTAATGCTGTACGTAATGCTAGAGAAGGTACACAAGAACATAATGCTGCTCTAGAAAATATGAGAGCAAGGGTTCAAGCTGTTACAGAAGCAGCTGACTTTGCTGGAGAGTCATTTTCTAACCTTACTGCTATACTAAGGGAAAATCTAAAAGAACTTACCGGTAAAGAAGACTCACAAAAACGACTTATAAAGAGTACCAAAGGAATAGTAGATCTATCCCAACAACTTACTTATCACGAAGAGGAAATTACCGATTATTCTGAAAAGCAATTAGCTAAAAAAATAGAAACTGCTAAACAGAATAAAAAATTAATGAGTCAAGCTGCTGAAGAGCAGATTAGGTCTTTAAGTCATCTTGGTTTACAGGCTAATATGGGCAACCAAGCTTATCATGCTAAAGTAAATGAATTATTAACTCAAGGTAAGATAACTAAAGAACAAGCTAATACATTTAGAGAGTATAAAAAAGGTTTCCCTATAGTACAAGCAGTTATTGATAAAGGTGAAGAACAGCTTACTACTCAAAAACATGTTAACGAAACACTCGGTATAACTGGAGGACTTATTAAAGGTCTTTCTGGTGTAATGGGTAAATTAGGTATAGAAGGCTCAGCATTTCAACATGGTATAGAAAGTGCTAATGTAGCTATGAAAAAAGCTGCTAAAGATGGAGCAGGTAAACTCAAGACAGCTTTAATCGGAGTTAGTGAGGTAACCAAAGGAGTAGTTAGTCAACTTAATGACCCTGTCTTTATTGGAGGAGTTATAGTTAAGTTCGGTTTAGAAGGTGCTGATCATATAACCGAAATGCAGCGTTCTTTAGGACAGTCAGTAGAAAGCGGTAAAGCAATGGTCTCCAAGTTAGAGGAATTTGCAACTGAATCTGGTAACGCTTTTATAACCACAGCAAAACTGGGCCATGCTGTAGCCGGACTATCAGCAGAGGCAGGTACCTTTGCAACTAAATTTGATAAAAAGAATTTAATAGGCTTTGTAGAATTAACTGAAAATTTAGGTTACGCTACTGAACAAGCATCACATCTTATCACAACCTTAGAGATGCATGATCAGACTATGAATGACTTTGAGTCAAACATAGAAAAATCAGTAAACGGTTTCAACAAAGCTACTAATTCAAACATAACGTTAAAAGCAGTTATGGATGATATTTTATCTGCTTCTCAAGCACTTCATGTCACTATAGGGCAAACACCAAATGCTTTAGTAGATGCATCAATAGCAGCTAGAGGATTAGGTACAACTTTAAAAGGAGTAGAAAACATTGCTGATTCTTTATTAGATTTTAATCAATCTATAGATGCTGAAATGGAAGCACAGTTAATGACTGGAAAATCTCTCAATTTAGCTAGAGCTCGAGAATTCGCTCTGATGGGTAATATGGAAAAGGTTGCTGAAGAAATAGGTAATCAGCAAGCTGTACAAGAAGCTTTTGCTACTAATAACGTACTAGCCCAAAGATCTGTAGCTAAGGCATTAGGAATGTCAAGAGAGGAGTTAGCTGATATGTACAAACAACAACAGCTACAGGTATTATCTCAAAAAGAAGGTTTAACAGCTCAAGAGCAACAAACTATGGCTGCTTTAAAAGCTAGAAAAGCTTCAGAGCAAATGGCAGATGTAGTAGGAAAAATTAAAGACCAATTCGCACAAGCATTTTTACCATTAGGAGAGGTTATTCTCAAGATCATGGAAAAGGTATCAGTAGCTTTTGCTAACCCAGTCTTTGGTTCGTTTATTACTAAGTTCGCTTTAATTGGAACTGGAGCTATAATAGCCGGTAAATCACTTCTTGGTGTAGTAAAAGGAGTAAAAGGTTTATCTAAGAATTTTAAAGAACTTCAAAGTTTAGGTAAAAGCGCAATGGGCTTTTTCAGCAAGATGTTCGGAACAGCATCCGAAGCAGCTGAACAAACAGCAAGTGTAGTATCTAATACAGCATCCCAAGCAAGTCAAGGTGTTAGTGAAATGAGAGAACCTAAAACTTCTGGTTCTAAAGTAAAAGAGTTTTTAACTAATTTAGCTGCCGGTCTTAAAGAAATGGGCAGTATGAAGGTATTAGGAGGTGCTTTAAACCTTATCCCAGCTTCTATTGGATTCATAGCTTTTATTCCTGGAATGGTAGGAGCAAAATTAATGGAAAAACTTAATGGAGAAAAACTTCAAGAGAACTTATATGGTCTAGCAATGGGTCTAGAAGAAATGGGCAGTATGAAGGTATTAGGAGGTGCTTTAAACCTCATTCCTGCATCACTAGGATTTATAGCATTTATTCCTGGTATGATAGGAGCAAAATTAATGGAAAAACTTGATGGAGAAAAACTTCAAGAGAACTTATACGGTCTAGCAATGGGTCTAGAAGAAATGGGTAAAGGTAAGGTAATATTAGGAACAGGAGCTCTACTACTATCAGCTGTTGGATTTACAGCTATGATACCAGCCACAGCAGGAATGGCACTTTTTAACTTAGTTGCTCCTACTACTAATAAATTACTTCCTAAATTTGGTTCAGCATTAGCACAATTTGGTGCTTTAATGATGACCGGAGTTGCTCTATTAGGATTAGCAGCTCTAGGAGTAGCAGCAATTGCTTTAGGATATGCTTTAAAATTAGCAGCTCCTGCAATTGAATCTGCTGGTACGGCAATAGGAGCTATTTTAACTGGACTTACTCCTATAGTTAAAGTAGTTGGAGAAACTATCATAGGCGTATTTAAAAGTATACCTGGAATCATTACAGCTGTAGCAGATGGATTCGTTAATATGTTTAGTGCTATAAGTATGGATAATATAGTACCTATATTATTACTAGGTCCAGCATTATTAGGAGCTTCAATTGGTATAGCAGCATTTGCTGCTGCTTTAACAGGGGGTAGTATACTTTCAGGAATTAGCAGTTTAATGGGTGGAGGTATAATGAGTGACTTGGAGTCACTAGCAGCAATGAGTGAACCGTTAGCTACTGTAGGAGTTTCATTAACAGCAATAGCAGCAGGTATAGCTGCATTATCATCAGCTTTAGCTACATTAGAATTAGAAAAAATAGATGAACTAAAAGACTTAGTAATGACTACAGCATTTGCAGCACCAGCAATAGCTGCTACAGGAGCTATTACAGAACTCATTAGTGGGATAACAGGTGCTTCTTCTGGAGGAGACTCTGATAAAGCATTGTTAGAAAAAATAGATAGATTAATCGCTGCAGTAGAAACTGGAGGAGATGTTTATATCGACGGCAATAAAGCAGGTAGAGCGATTAATATTGCTACTTATAAATCTGCGTAATATTTATTAAAAACAATTAATCATGGGAATTTTAAAAAATCAAATTAGTTCAAATTTAGGACTCAAAGGAGGAACTCCTCCTAATAGAGACGGTGCTTCTGATCTCTCTCAACTACATTATAATAGAAAGTCTAAAGCTCAACAACCTGGTGACTCTATTTTTGACTTAGACGGGAAGACTCCGAATAAGTATCAGAATCCAGAAGTATAGTAAATGGCTTTACTAGAGTTAAAAACTAACTTAAAGTCCTTGAGATACCAGGGACCAGAAAAACCCCTTGTTACGAAGGATATAAATAATCCTCCGAAAACAAATAGTTTCTCTATGGCTGTAAATCATCGTTTAGATGATGTAGCTAGATTAAGTAAACTTTTGACTAAAAAGCAAGGATTAAAATTTGTAGGAAATCAAGCTTTACTTAACTTAACTAATATTAAACAAGATATTGAGAAAGTTAAAACTAAAGTTAGGGATGCAAAAAAAGATCCTGACAATACAAAAACAGTAGCCAGTATAGTAGCAAAAGATGCTTTAAGTAAACTAAAAGAAACTGCTATTAACACAGTACTAGCAACAGCTTCTATCTTAGCTCAGTCTCCTGCTAGTGGTACTGGATTACATATACCTAGAGGATTAAAACCTAACACATACTTAAGAACCGGACCTGCATCTGGCATAGCAACCCTTAAAGGTAAAGACGGAGCTATTATACCGAATAACATAGCTAGTAAAAACCCAGATGATAATAATTTTCAAGGAGGAGAACCTCTAGCGCAAACTGAAAATTTAGCTTCTAAGGATCTTAACAAAGTAACAGAAGGAGATGAGTACCTTAAAGAAAAAGGTCCTTTATCAGTAAAACAAAGACAACTTCAAGCTACATCAGGAGAACTTGATCTAGGATTAGATAATTCTGGCATATCAGGTTTTACACCTCCTATTGAAGATAAGAAAAAAGAGGAGTATAAAAAAGCTTATAAAATATTCTATAAACCTAATAGGTCTACTGGTGCAGAAATATCAAATGCACATCCTTTGGAACAGAATGAAAGTCGTACAAATTTCAACCCTGATGGAGGAGATGATTATGATGATATAAGATACGTTAAAAAATCTAATTCTTTTAATGACAGTAGTAACTCAGTTCCTCAAGAAAGAAGGGACGAAATAATAAATGGTTTAGGATTAGAAGATAAACCAGATTCTATACAATCATTAGGCACAAAAACAGAATCTATTTTAGGTACAGAGGAAGAAGATATAATACCTTTTGAATTTAATACTTATTACCCTGGTAACACTGAAGGTAAGTTTATATACTTTAGAGCATTCTTAGATTCACTTAGTGATAACTTTAGCAGTGAGTGGAATAGTATCAAGTATGTTGGTAGAGCAGATAATTTTTACTCTTACAATGGTTTTGATAGGAGTATAACTTTTGCATTTAAAGTAGCAGCTTTTTCTAAAACTGATATACAGCCAATATATGATAAATTAAATGCCTTAGTAGGCTCAACAGCACCTACCTACTCTACAAATGGAGAGTTTATGAAAGGAACTTTGACTAAAATAACAATAGGAGACTATATAGTAGGATTAAATGGATATGTTGAGAGTATAGGGTTAAGTTGGAATACAACTTATCCTTGGGAAATGGGAATAGATAGTGAAGAAACATTAAAAGTGCCCCATGTACTTGACGTAAATGTATCTTTTAAACCTATCCATGATTTTGCTCCAACAGCCAATTCAACTTATATAGCAAATGTATAATGCCAAATAGATATAAAAATATTGACATTAGAGTTAGTGACTCTGGAAAGAGGTATAAATCAAATATGATATACCCAGATATTCCTTTGTCTGAAAATGATACCTATATAATAACTACCGGCAGCGATAGATATGATAGTCTTGCACAGCAGTTCTACGGAGATAGTTCTTTATGGTGGATTATTGCAAGTGCAAATAACTATAAAAAAGACGGTCTTATTCCAACACCCGGCGTGCAGCTAAGAATACCGGCTAATGGTCAAGACATACGAGCAGATTTTTATGAGTTTAATGAAAAAAGATAAGTTATGGGTGCGTTATACCAATCAATTCCTGAAGAATTAGCTACCCAAATTTCTCATAGAGAAAAATTACATGCTGCAACCGCACGTTCTAAAGATATATTAGTTTATCAAAATTCCAATTCTCCCTGGGTACGATTAAGATCTTCTGTCAATATAGTGTCCAATGAAGATGCTAAAAATTATGCTAAACAAGGAGGTAAAACACCACCATCAGGAGATGCCAGCTTAGCACGATCAATGGTATTGGCTAGTGGTACTCTAAACTACAATGAAAACCCTAACAGAGGTTCGGAAGCTCCAAGAGGAGGAGTTAGCTTTGGAGAAAAGACCTCAGCAGTTACAGGAGCATATCATAACTCCCCTTCTACAGGCTTCAGACCTATGCCAGGTATTACTGCCGCTTCTATACAAGCTATAGGCGAATATGGAGTACTTCGTAAAGCAACAGTTGATTTTAAAGTTTACTCTAAAGAGGATTTAGATGATATTGAGTTACTCTATTTTAGACTAGGTATGACAGTTCTACTAGAATGGGGACATACTGTATTTACACCAGATGGTGAAAATGTTAATTTTGTAGATAAGTCAATGTTTATATCTAATGATCTATGGTTTGGATATAATAAAGATTCTTCGGTAACTAGTGAGCTTAAGAATAAGAGAGAAGCTAGTAATAGAAATTACGAGGCAATGTATGCTAAAATAAATAATTTTAGCTGGTCTCTACAAACCGATGGTTCATATAATTGTTCACTTAATTTAACTTCAAAAGGAGTAGTAGTAGAAGGACTTCTTTTAGGTAAACCCGGTGATGCAGGAGCAAGTAAAGATGAACCAGAAACTGCTAAGGTAGAAGAAACATTAGAAAAGAATCGTAGTATCTTTCATTATGTTTTAAAACCTTTAGAAAAAAAGAAAGCTTTAGAAAAAATTAGTTTAAAAGATGAAGCTGTTAC